CAAGCTGGAGGCACATCACGCCGTCGATTGTCTCACCAAATAGACAAATGCACAGGCTGGTTTTGTCACCGCCGCTAGAGAAGGACAAGTCCAGCCCCGCAATCTTTGTTGGTTCTTTCTTCCATTTGACGGATTCCTGCATGTACGCATTGAAATCCGTGTCTGTGTAAATCGTATCCTCGGTGCCCTGAACCGGGAAGAATCCTCGATAGAAGCGGTAGAAGCGGGCAGAGTTTTCGCCATGCTGCTGCCGGAACTTTTCGATCTTCTCGTAGGTGAGCATGTACTTGTAGATCACCTCTTGCTCCAAGTAGTTCGGAGACTGAAGAACATCGAACCGGATGGCTTTTCCGTACTTGGTATCCCACTCCATCATGGACTCATCCAGTGTTGCCCAGCCCTCGACAGGCTCGCACATCAGACCGAACGGATCTTCCCTATCCTTCGGATTGCTCATCGCAATCATCTGGAACCATGGATTTGAAATCAGGTTGTCGGACGCATGGAGGACAGCAGGGGAGAGTTCGCAGAGTTCGTCCGCAATCAGGATCACCCTTTCGTTCTTCAACCCGACAAGTTTTTGCACAGCGGACGCTTCCTGCTTCTGCTCAGCAGCAACGAGACAGATGGATGCGGCATCATGCGCCACCGATCCATCCTGCGGCTGGTAGTGGATCATGTTCAGCGACGGCTTGACCTTGCCGAGTCGCTTGTACTTGTCCGGCAGCTTGTTCCACAACTGCATGACGGACTTCCAGATCCGCCGTTTGGCCGCACCGATGGACGTTGAGGTGACGAGGACGAGCGTGTTCTCTGGGTCCGCAATGAAATTGACGATGGCGATGATCGCGCCGCCAAAGGACTTGGACGACGAGGAGCATCCAGCGACTGCGAGGAAATTGTGTTCGCACGACTCCTCCAACATCTTCTCCAGCCAAGGGTTCCACTCGACGACGTTCTTCCCTCCCGTGTTCCAGAGCAGATCAATACACTCCCGCAGATGCTCGTACTTTCCCATCCCTCCTTCCCCTGGAGTCAACCCCCGGATGAACGCCGACAGCTCAATGTCCAGCCGCGAGTACCCAATTTTGCCGTCCCACCATTCCCCGTAGAGTTCGTGGTAGATCCCTCCGTTTTCGTCCAGCCCCCATGAGTCGTAGTCGAACAGCGGAGGCTTCGGAGAAAGCCCGCCTTGTCTTTGGATGACTGGTGCGACCATGAGTTACAGGAAAAAGCGCCAGTCCAAGGGTGTCTTGAACTGACGCTCCGTGATGTCGGCCACGAATTATGGAATCACAATGGAGGTAGCCACGGCGCACATTGCGTAGGCGTACCAGTTGGTGCCATCGCACCGCAGTTCGACTCGGTCGCCACGGGTTGCAGTGTTCGCGACGAAGGTGACGCTTGCAGCGCCGGATGCCTCGGAGTCGGCAGCGCCAGTTGCGCTTGTAACCACAACGCCTCGGACGGTTGTGCCGCCACCGGAAATCACGTAGGCAGTCGTCGGAGCAGTCCCGACGATGAATTCATACGACACGCCAGCGGAAGTCGCGACGGCAGGAAGCGTCACCGTGATGCCCGCAGCCCGATTCAGGAAGAACACCCCGCCACTGTCGGCGGCAGTCAGCGTGGCGGTCGCCGCCGTAATGCTGGTTGGAGTCGGCGTAGTGCTTGCGATCACCCCGGTCGTCGGAAGGGTGAGCTTGGTTGGTCCGGTTGTGACGAACTCGACGGGGTTGCCCCCTGGGATGAATGAAGCGGAAAGCATGGGTCGTGGTCGGGGTTGTTTCCCGGACAGTGCATCCCCGGCGGCTGGATGTCAACGCTGAAATACGTGAATGCGGATTTGCGTCAAGAATCTGCTTGACGATTGTAGCGGCACGCCGTAAACGACCTCACGTTGCTGAGGGGTAACGGCAGATTTCACGGATCGGAAATTCCCGGTCGCAAGAACCCTGGTTGATTCCCCTCAGTCACCAGGGCTTTTTGTTGCATTGATTCGGGTTAAGCCAGAGGTGCAGCAGGATTCCCAAGTCATTCAGCAGACATACTACCCGCGCTGAACGGGAATCTTCCGGCGAGGCTAATGCTGCCCTACTTGGAAAATCTCCCCCACGGGACTGCCGCCAGCCCGTGTAGGAGAACGCGGGAAACTAAAACGCTTCCGGTTACGGAAGAGGGCGCTGTGCGCAACCTGGGTTTGGAGGTCACGATCTTAGTGGCTAAGAGTTCCCCAGCCGCGTGATTTGACAAATCCCACCTCAGCACCTGATGCGACGGTGACGACGCTATGCGGACGTTATCTCTTCAGCTTGTCTCCTACTGCAAAACAGAAGGCGGCAGCTTTCAACTCCGGTTCCTTCGCTTTCGGACTATTACTCTTCTTTCGTAGAATCAACACAATAATGCAGACAACAATGAACTCAACGGACCAAGAGGTGAAACTAAAAGGCAATTATAATAAACAAGTTGAGCGACGATTTGGTCTTTTACATGAAGCGGTAGAAGTTGACGTGAGCAGCAAAACCGGGCTCCGGTGGAAAACGCGGCCTCGCCACCATTTTATGACGAATAACGCATGGGCGGTGTGGAATGCGAAGTATCCCGGAACAACAGCCGGGACAATCGTAGTTGCTGGATGCAAGAAATATTGGGCTTTGAGAATTTCGCGCGTTTCCTACTTGGCGCATCGGGTTATTTATTTTCTCGCACATGGAATTTATCCTGGAAGTTTGCAAATTGACCACCGGGACGGAAATGGCCTTAATAATAATCTGGATAATTTAAGATTAGCAACAAGCCAAGAAAACAATAGAAACAAAACAAAACAAAAGAACAACACATCTGGTCATACCGGGGTTTGGTGGTCTAAAAGAACACTGAAATGGAGAGTTCGCCTTTGCGCTGATGGTCGTCGTTTGAATCTTGGTTCTTTTTCTGACGCAGAAGAAGCCGCCATTGTTTATCAAGCCGCCGCCCGGGAACACTTTGGCGAGTTCTACCGTCCTTCCTGATACGTTCTTCCGTATTTGAAATAAACAGAACAAGCGTAAATTGCACGATATATGAACTCAGTAAAGTACGAGGAAATTCTCCCACCAATGGATCAAGAAGAAATCAAAGCCAAGTCAGCGGAGCTTGCGTTGTTTTACGCGGCAAAAGCGGACGGAAAGGCATTGCAGATATTTACAGACGGATCATGGCGACCAGTTGATGACCGCAATGGGCCGACACTGAGAAGTAATCTTTCCCGCTGGCGCAGGAAGCCAGATCCTCGCCGGGAGTGGCAAATTGAACACACGATGTCGCGGACCAACTCGCAATATACAGCGAACCAATGGAGGGAGCAGGGTCACACCGTCATCGAATGGGTGGAAGTTCTTCCATAAAAGCAACACTACGTCATTGCGTATTTTGAATGAACGCAAAACTGCGCCATTCCACACAAACCAAAACAAGCTACAAATGAACGAACCAATCCATATCCTCAGTCTCGGCGCAGGTGTCCAGTCATCCACTCTTGCGATCATGGCGGCGCGAGGAGAAGTTCCGGGATACCCGAAGCTGTCTGCTGCGATTTTTGCCGATACCCAGGACGAGCCCGCGAGCGTGTACGTTTGGCTTGATTGGCTTGAGGCAGAGATTCAGCGCAGTCCGTTTCCGTTCCCGGTCTACCGAGTGACGATTGGAAGATTGAGCGAAAAACTCACAACGCTGCGCCAAGGAAAAAACGGTAACATTGTGTCTGGAGGAAATATCCCATGCCATGTCAGACAGGGTAATGAAATTGGAATGATGCCATCTCGGGCTTGTACGTTCGACTTCAAGATTGCTCCGATTCTCAAGAAGGCGAAGCTACTTGGTGGCGTGAAGCGAGGACAAAAAACAGTTGGCGTGATTCAATGGATTGGGATCTCGCTTGATGAGGTTCACCGGATGAAGCCATCCCGCGATCCGTGGGCAAAAAACATGTGGCCGTTGGTAGATATGGCCATGAAGCGAGGGGACTGCATCGAATGGATGGCACGCAACGGCTACCCAAAGCCACCCCGCTCATCATGTATATTCTGCCCGTATCACTCCGATCACGAATGGCGCAGACTCAAAACTGAAGAACCAGATGCGTTTGCTGATGCAGTGGCGTTTGAAAAACGCTTTCAAGAAACCAAGAGACAAACGACCAGCATGAGGGGCGTCCCCTACCTCCACAAATCCTGCAAGCCTCTTGAGGAAGTGGACTTTTCCAGTGAGGAGGACCGGGGTCAGATGTCTTTGTTCGGGAATGAATGTACGGGCATGTGCGGGGTGTGACACCGTCATTGCGTATTTGAAATAAACAGAACAAGCATAAACTGTACGATATATGAACTCGGTAAAATGCAAAGAAACAAAGGAACTTCCAGTAAACGCAATCCGCGAATCACTGGAGCTGGATCTATCCAGCAAAAGTGGGCTGCGGTGGAAATTCAGGCCGTGGCACCACTTCAAGACGGAGTCGTCGTGGAAAATGTGGAACACCCGGTTTTCAGGCAAACCCGCAGGACGGGTAGTTGTCTGCAACGGCAAGCGTTACTTTTCCCTGTGCTTAAATTACAGGGAGTATCTGGCGCACCGGATTGTTTTTGCTGCCGCTAATGGGCTTGATCTTTTGAGTTCAAATGTAGATCACATCGACGGGAACGGACTAAACAACGATCCAGCGAACCTGCGGCTTGCGACGGTAGCAGAAAACGGGCGGAATCGCGGCGCTCAGCGCAACAACACCAGCGGGAAGAAGGGCGTGAGTTTTGAAAAAAGAGTCGGAAGATGGCGGGCAAGTGTGCAGGTTTCCGGAAAACATGTTCACATCGGTCACTACGACAACCTCGACGAAGCCTCTGCCGCATACGAAGCCTCTGCCCGCAAACACTTTGGCGAGTTCTACCGTCCTTCGTGACAGCCAAAAAACTGCAACCCTTACTTAAAACCAATGGACACAAAATCAATTTCAGATGAGGCTTTGGTGAATCTGCCGCCTTGTTCGTTTTCATCCGAAGAGATGCAGCAAATCAGGGATGCTTTATGGAAGGCTCGCTGCGACATCTGGCAAACCGCCCGTGTTGCCGAATACAATCTGACAGGCAAAGATCCGAGCTTTCCGAGCGATTCTGCGGATGTAGCCCCAAATCCACCAAGACTGATTCACCGTGCAGGATTGGATGCGTCGTATGCTGTTTTTGAAGAAGTCTGCGCGGCCCTTAAGATGCTGCATCATAAAATACAAACTCCGTCATTGCGTATTTGAACTCAAC